GTCCTCTACTCGGAGCCTACACTCATGTAGATGATATCTCGTCTGGGTTTAACGGGACCGATGTCACCTTCAATCTTACAAAGAATAGTATAGCAAAATATCCGGTTAGAGCCGAAAATATTTTGGTATCTATTGATGGTGTTTTCCAAGAACCATATGAAGCATATGATGTTCTAAGTAATACCATTACATTTACTGAAGCTCCAGCATCTGGTTCAAGTTTCTTTGCGGTTATCTTAGGTAACGTATTAAATATCGGCGCCATTCCCGATGGATCTGTTACTGTAGATAAAATGGGAACTAGTGCAGTTGACACTACAGCAATTGTAGATGGTGCTGTTACTGCAGCAAAATTAGCAGACACATATTTGACGAGTTATACTGAAACAAATGATTTATCATCCGCTGTTACTTGGGCCAATATTCCAGATGCTAATGTTCCAGAATCTGCTGTTACTCAACACCAAGCTGCTTTAAGTATTACCGAATCTCAAATTTCAGATTTACAATCTTATTTAACTTCTATAGACATTTCAACATATACTGGTGATGTTGATATTACTGGTGAATTATTAGTAGATTCTTATAATGAATCTTATGTAGCAGTAACATCAAGTTCTGGTACAGCAAACTTTGATTGCGAATCTGGAAATACATTTAGCATTACGCTATCAGAATCTGTTACAACTACAAACTTTCAAAACCCTCCCGCATCTGGAACTGGTTATACCATGACAATTGAACTAATTCAAGATGCTTCAGCATCTGGTTACACTATGGCATGGCCTGCTTCAGTTGATTGGCCTTCAGCTACTGCACCTACTCCTACAGCAACAGCATCCGGCAAAGATGTTTTTGTATTTACAACTAGAGATGGTGGAACAACTTGGTATGGATTTATCGCAGGACAAGCAATAGGATAATATAATATGTCAGTAAAATTGAAAGCTTTGCAAGCTGTTGCTGGAACAACTGCAGCTAATGCGGCGGGTGGAGCTACAAATGTAGAAGATGTGTTTTCCACATATCTTTATGAGGGAAATGCAGATAATGGTAAAAGCCAAGGAATAAACAACGATATTGCTTTAGGAAATTTTGGTGTAGGATCTTCAACTCATTTCGATGGAGTAACAGAATACCCTATTGAAAGAAGTGGCTCAGCTTTAACTGGTACTAGTAGTGGTTCTAAAACATTTACTTATAGTGGATGGATTCAACTCAATAAAAATCCAATAACAAGTTGGAGTACTATTTCCTTTAATGGTTTTTTCTTTAATATTTATGGAAATGAAAACCAATTATTGTTTATAGGTAGAAATTCTAGCAGTACTAATATTTTTTATGGTGAAGTAAATGGAGCAAACCCTCGTTTATTTAATAATGGAGAGTGGTTCCATATATTAATTTCTGCTGATTTAACTAATGCTTCAAATAGACATGTTTATATCAACGACGTATCTCAAACAGTTACATGGAATACTTATACAAATGACACTATAGCTTTTGGCCAAACAACTGTAACAATTGGTAATAGGTCAACAGGCGGGTATAATTTCGATCATAATCAAGCACACTTATATCTTGACTTTACTTATAGAGATTTATCCACTACTTCAAATCGCCGTATTTTTATTGATGCAGATGGAGGTTCTACTTCTGCATCGTCTCTTGCTGCCTTGAATCCTATCATTTATCTTCCTATGACAAGTGGATATGAAATAGGAGTAAATCAAGGGACCGGAGGAGATTTTACTAATAATGGTGGTACTACAATTGATACGAATCTTGGAACAGAGTATGATTCTGATGCAGGTCAAGGTGGAGCAGTAATTTTTAAAAGTCGGACAACTACAGAAGACATGCATATTTATGATACTGCGCGGGGAGCGAATAATCGTTTATCAATAAATCAGCAAACTGCACAATATAACGGAGCTTCTACATATGGTTTAAAATCATTTAATGCAACCGGTTTTGCCGTAGGTGCTACTGGTGCTGTTAATGGTAATGGCATTGATTTGGCATCTTGGACTTTTAGAAAAGCTCCTAAGTTTTTTGATATTGTAACTTATAGCGGAGATACAAATTCACAACAAGTTATATCTCATGCTTTAGATTCTGAACCAGGAATGGTTGTAATTAAATCAACAAATACAGGTGGTACTAGTTGGTGGACTTGGCATAGAGGATTAGGAGCAAATACTGCTTCTAGTGGTAAACAATTTGCTTTAGATTCAACTTCTCCTGTAAGAAATACTGGTACCATATATACTGGATCGGCATTTAATTGGACAGTAACAAGTGGGGCTTATGAGCAAGGAAGCTATTTACAAGGCACTTCAAGCACTGATATCACTGTAGGTTATGAAGCAAATCAAAATGGCTGGGAGTATGTAGCATATATTTTTGGTCATAATGATGGAGATGGAGTGTTTGGTCCAGATGAAGATCAAGATATTATTTATTGTGGTACATATACAGGTGGAAATGGAACTAGAGTAGACGTAGAATTAGGTTGGGAACCTCAATGGATAATCGCAAAAAATATTGATCAATCCGGATTTTCTGCAATTGCTGATAATATGCGAGGGATTGAAACAGTAGCTTCTGGAAATAATACGAGAGAATTAAGAACCACTGCTAATAATGCTGAAAGCTATAATGAAGGAGTCATCTTAAGACCTACTGGATTTACATTATTTTCTAATCAAAATCAATGGAATTCCAATGCTAATTATGTCTATATGGCTATTCGTAGAGGGCCAATGGCAACGCCAACAAACACAAATGAAGTGTTTGCAATTGATAATGAAGATGTTGGAAGTTCTAATAACCCTCCATTGTATGTTTCAAATTTTCCAGTTGATTTTGCTCTTCGCAAACAAGATAATAATACGGCAAACTGGGCTGCTGCTTCTAGATTAACAGGCATCAATTATATGTCAACAAATCTGCCCTCGGGAGAAAGTACAGTAGCTTCTTATGAGTTCGACTATATGAATGGTTGGAGTAGTGATGCAGGATGGAATGCTGCTATTTGGTCTTGGATGTGGAGAAGAGCTCCAGGCTTTTTTGATGTCGTTACTTACACGGGCGATGGAGTACAGGGTAGAGACATTTCTCACAATCTTAAAGTTGCGCCTGAGATGATGTGGGTTAAAAGAAGAGATACAAATGGTGATTGGGCTGTTTATCATAGTGGTGTTGGAAATACCGCTAGTTTAAGGCTTGATGATACTAGAAATACTACAGGAGCCGTAACGAGTTCTTGGTGGAATAATACTTCTCCAACAGACAGTGTTTTTACTGTTGGATCTGCAGCCGATGTAAATACATCTACTGGACTTTTTATAGCCTATCTATTTGCTTCACTTGATGGTATATCTAAGGTAGGAAGTTATACTGGCGATGGCACCTCAGGTCGTGTTATTGACTGTGGTTTCAGTAATGGAGCTAGGTTTGTGTTAGCTAAGTCTTATACTCATGCGGATAATTGGTGGTTGTTTGATAGTGAAAGAGGTATTGTAGCAGGAAACGATGCGAGGCTTTGGATAAATGATTCAGCCGCAGAGGTAACAAATGCTGACACAATAGATTCACACTCTTCTGGTTTTATTGTTAATAATACAAATGGCGAACTTAATGACACTGGCAGAAGTTATATCTTCTACGCAATAGCATAATCAACAGACATATAGGAGAATCAACAAATGTCTGAATATAGAGAAAGAACAACAGGTGAAGTTAAAACACAAGGGCAATGGAGACAACATTTTTCTAATGTATCTCTACCCAGAGTTTGGAAAGAAGCAACATTAGATGGATTGAATTTAGATCCCGTGCTAAAATCTCCAAAGCCAGATGCAGGACAATACCAAAACGTTGCTAGAAATGGTGTTGAGCAAGATGCAAATGGAAATTGGATTGAGGCTTGGCAAATTGTCGATATGTTTGCTGATACAACAGATGAAGATGGTAACGTCACAACAAAAGAAGAGCATGAAACTGCCTATCAAGCCAGTTTAGATGAAAGTAGTGCTATAAGAAATAGAAATAAAAGAGATCAATTATTAGCTGAAACAGATTGGACTGCATTATCAGATGTTACTATGACTGATGAAATGGCTACTTATCGGCAAGCTCTTAGAGACATTACAAGTCATGATGATTGGCCTAATTTATCAGATGATGACTGGCCAACAAAGCCATAAATGATTATAAATAATATTGAGATCAAGATCGTTTCTTTTATAAATAAAAGAAAATACTGGAGATAGTTAATGGCATTAACAAGAATTACAAGTTCAGGTATTGCTGATAGTACCGTTTTAGCAACAGATGTTGCTGATGGTGCAGTCACAACTGCCAAATTAGATTCTTCTGCGGTTACAACTGCTAAAATTGCTAATTCTGCTGTTACCTCTGCTAAAATCGATTCAACTGGATCTTTTAGTGTTGCGGAATTGACAATTACTGGTACATCTGGCTTACAAGTTCCTGTTGGTACTGAAGCTCAAAGGCCATCATCTCCAACAAATGGATTACTCCGCTTTAATACCACTGCGGGAAAATTAGAAGTTTATAATACAGCAAAAGTAAAATGGGAATCTGCAGGTGGTGGCGGTGGTAGCGCTTCAGCAGGTTTAGCTTATTTTGCATCAAGTTTTTAATGGAGAAATTAAATGGCATCAGGTAAACTCGGAGCAGTGAATCCAGCAGCTATTACTTTAACAACTGTTTATACTGCACCGGCAAGTACATATTCTGTCGTTACAGTGAATGTTATTAATACTGGAAGTTCAGCTGCAACTTTGGATCTATCTCTTACAGATGCTGTTGGAGATACTCCAGCTGATCCGGCCGATTATTTAGAAAAGAATTTAGTTTTAGATTCAGCTACGGTTTATGAAAAAACCGGTATTGTTGTTGGAGCTGGGCAAACAATTAAAGTTTATACTACATCAGATGATCTTGGCGTTTTAGCCTATGGCATTGAGACAGAAGTTTAAGGAGATAATAAATGGCTAGATATATAGCAACTCCAGAGGTACCTACGGGTTTTGCGAATAGATGTGTTTATTCCACTCCTGGAACGTATACCTTCACGGTGCCATCTGGTGTTACGTCAATTAAGGCACTTGCTGTTGGAGGTGGATCCGCAGGGTCTACAGGGTTTATTGAAGGTGCAACGGTAAGCACAATTACTCATTGTAATACATGCACTTTCGCCCGCGGTTTTGTTAGTGGCTGTTGCTGCTATGCAAATTGCTTATCAGCATGCATATGTGGTTATGCGTGTACTTTTCATTGTTTGCCAAAATTAAAAACTTGCCTTTATGCATATGCTGGATCTGGAGGAGGATACGCAGAAAAAACAATCTCTGTATCTCCAGGAGATACGTTTAGTGTTGTTGTAGGTAATGATGAAGAATCTTCTTCCTTTGGTTCTGAAATAACTGCTACCGGAGCTCAAGCACCTTGCCTTTGTTGTTGTGAATTATTTCCCGGTGGAATTGGATGTTGTGGATACGATATAACATCAACGTCAGTCAGTGGTTCAAGTGGTGTTTGTCGATTCCCCACTATATGTTGCTGTTGCGGCACAGGGTATAAATGTAGACTAAGTTGTACAAGAATACCATCCGGCGCAATATGCTATGAAACTGCATCTGGAAACAATATCTTTTGTATTGCTCAAAAGCCTGGATGTGGTATAGGCGGAGATAAAAACTATACGGGTGGTGCTGGTCAAACAACTTCTATTGTTTCAAATGAAGTTGATTATATCAGTTCTACTTGCAGTAATGGCTGCGCTTGCGGTGATTGTTGCACCAGCAACACTAGTTGCCCAGTAATAGATCGTTATTCGAATTGTTCGTGCTTGGAAGCAACGGCCTATTTTATGGTAAGCGCTTGTGCAGCCTGCTGCTTGCCTTTCCAAAATTCAGTTCTTGCCTGCTTAGAAGGATTCTGTGCTTGGGAATGCTTTAACACTGTTCGCTGGTGTAACCTTCATACTCAAGGGTGTACATGTCTTGTAAAAGATACTGTTGCATGTTTTATGTGGTGTTCCAGAGATAGTAGCGTTAATACATGGTATGGACATTGCAAGGCAGCATTTGAAGCTAGTTGTAAAACTTCCAACTACCATATTCCAAGTAAATTTAATTCTAGTGGCGATTTTAGAGCTGAAGTTGAATTGCCATATTCCGGTCCTTCTTCTGGTTCTCCTTTAGGCGATGGTAAACCTGGAGCGTGTGCCGAATTTGTTGGAACCGGGCCATCTACTTCAACAAAACCTATATTACATTATTGTCTTGCGCAGAATTGCTATACAGCGCATTTCTTCTACAATTGTGGTAATGGTCGTTATTGCTGTGATGGTGCAACAGTCTGCTGGGGTCAACACCCTTGGTATGCAATACCAGAAACTTCTTTATCTCATTGGTATGAAGAAGGTGTTACATTTGAAACTGATCCAGATGATGTTAGTGTAGGTAGAAGAACTGGTAACTTCCCTGGATGTGTTTATTATAATAGTAATTTATTTAATTATGTTGACTTTACTCCAGCTCCAGTAAACCCAGCCATAAATTTATGCTGCTATCCTTGGAATGGATTTTCTAAAGAAACATATTGTAGTCTAAATTGTAGGAATAGAACTCCAGGCTGTGCAGGTACTTGTTTCTGGTGCCAAATGTGTTCTAATGGTAGTGAGGGTTGTGATGGATGGTCTAGAGGTCATGGTATGTGCCTTTGCTATTGCGGTAATTTGGCAGCAACCAGTAACTGGAGATTCCATTTCCCATTCCATTTAAATGGTCATGAAGTTGGGTGTAATGCATGCGATTTAACATCTACTTCATATAATAATTGTTTAAAGATTTGTTGCTATCAACATTGCGCGGTTCAATGCGCTGAAGTTTGTACTGGTACACCATGTTCTCGCCCTTGTAGTAGTTGGGATTCTTGCGATCTTGCTGCAAATATGAATTGTACATGTTTAATTAGACCTTGTATGACAATAGATGATTTTGTTAGTTATTCAACCCCCAACGTATGGTTGAGAAATGCCGCGGTTTGTGTATTAGATCATGTATGTGGACTAAGAGGAATATTCCAATCAACCTTGACTGCTCTTACATTTTTAAGCGGTAAATGTTATCAATACTATTGTAATGGTAGTATGTATTGTACTGGGTGCGCCCCACAGTTTATTATGAGATCTACATGTACAGATAAAAGTATTTCTGTTTGTCACTGTTGTACTAGTTCAGGATATGATTGCGGTAATTGGTGGTGTAATGCTACAACTTATGGAGTTTGTAGTGGTAATGGCCTGGATTTAGTTCTTCCAGGTTCTGCTGGTGGACCTAATTCATGTGGTAATATTCCATGCCAAGTAACTGGATCTTACTTGACAACAGGTCCTGGAGCTGATCCATCTGGAGTAGATATTCCTAAGTTTATTTCTACAGGTGGTGGTTCATCAGTTATGAGCCAAGACACATTTAATGAAATTCTACATGAATATAAAGGTAACTTTGCAGCATGGTATTTAAGAAAATGCTGGGCAGTTAAATGTGACATTTATGTAGATGGTGGAACCACATGCTGCTGCAATTGCTGTATATTGCCATTATCTTATATGGATAATTGCGGAGATTGTTGCTGTAACTGCGTGATTAATACTCACTTCTGTTTTGGATGCGCTAATATGTGTTGGACTCCTGAAAAATGCGCTGTACTTTGTTATTCCTTTAAGCTTTATGCTTGTATGATGGCCGAGTTAGAAAGAAAGCAAGGTTTAACATATGAGTGTGAATATTATAGAGGCGCAGATACTGGTGGCGATCAGCCTAAGCTAGCTACTACATTGAATGTTGGATCTGCTGCTGGTTTGTATATTAACTCAGTTTCAAATAATTTTGTTGGCCAAAAAACCTGCTTATCTGGTGGATCGGCATCAACCACTCAATACTATTTGAACACGTGTGAAGCTGGCAAGATCTGTGCTTGTTGTACTGGTAACTGTGCGCCATATCATGCATATGAGGCATTCTGTTATTCTCCCAATGCGGCTTGCCGTAGTTATTTTACGGCTTGTTTAGATGATAGTACTGAGCCTGAATGCAAATTTTTCATTATTCCGAATCCTAATCAAGATAGCCAATGTTATTTTAAATTTGTTGCGCCATGTATTGGCGGAGGTGGAAATGGTAATATAATATGTGGGCTATCCGCGGGATGCCAGTGTCAGAATTATAGCTATCAGAATGCTTGTTGCGGTAATGTAGCTCGAGCAATTAAGAAAAGTGTTGAATCTGGTGGAGGAAGTGGATCTAGCCCATATGTACCAGAAATTTATAATGGACCAAAAATAGATGATGAGTATTTATTCTCATCAACTGAATGCATAATTGGAGCTTCTCCTCAAATTTGTATTCAAGGTTCTTCAACCACTATTGCTCCTGGATTTTCTCAGGGAGGTGGTAAATCTGGTTGCATGGGCTTACTTTGTGATCAGCAAATTGTTACAAATAATGCTTATAATGGTGGTATCTTCCCAAGAGGTACACCTGGTTATGGTGGCGGCGGTACACTTTGCGGAGCAGGTGGTACTGGTCTAGTTGTTGTATATTGGAATTAATAGGAGTTAAATTAAAATGCTATATGGTAGATTAGAAGATAATTCAATTGTTGAAATTATCAATGTCGATCCAACAGGCCGTTATCATCCAGATATTGTATGGGTTCAAATCCCCGATGAGTTCGGCTTATTAACGACAAAAGAAAAAAATGATTTAGTAAATGAAGTTAAAGATGCTCAAAGGGTAATTATTGAAGAAAGATCTGAAGATAATTTAGCTAAAGAAGCAGAACTTAAAAAGCTTTGGTTTGATATTCAAAGAGAAATGGAAGTTTTAAGAGCTAATGATGTTGATCCGGAAGCAGTATATCAAGCTTCTCTAGCTCCACCCGAAGAAGAAGCTGCTGAAGAAGAAGCTGCTGAAGAAGAAGCACCAGCAGAATAAAAAATGCTCTGGAGGGGTTTACAAAATTCCTCCAGAGTGGTATAATATATAATAGTATCAACAATGAGTTGATTGATTTACGTTAAACTATGGAGTTAATTTATGACTACACGAAGCAAAGCCTTCATGATTGATGGCGGAGCGGGCAGAGTAATTGCAGCTATTCCAGCCCTACTTAAGTATCACAAAAAACACCCTGATGAAGATTGGATTATTGTAATTGGAGGATGGGATTCTCTACTTTGGGGAATGCCTGAATTTCAATCACGCGTTTATTCAATGGATCAAAAAGGTCTATTTGATAATGAAATCAAACATCGTCAAGTAATTTCGCCCGAACCATATAGAGTTTGGGGTTATTATAATCAAACTCTTTCATTAGCAGAAGCATTTGATGAAATTATTAATGAAACCGAAGATCATTCAGATCTTGGTTTACCTCAACTTGTTTTAAATAAAGCTGAAGAAAAAACAGCAGCTAATATTATTGCTGATATGCAACAGCAACAAGGCAAAAGAAAAGCAACAATTATTATTCAACCTTTTGGTCGTTCAGCTCGTATTGATCGACAAGATGTTATTGATGATTCTACTCGTTCAATTGAACCACACGTTTATCTTAAACTAGGCAAAAAGCTTGCAAAAGACTATAATCTTATTTTCTTTGGAGAGCGTCAATTCCATTTGCCACAAGATGATTTTTCATTTAAATTAGAATTAGATATGCGTGGATGGGCAGCGCTTATTGAAGCAGCTGATTATTTTGTTGGTTGTGATTCCTTAGGCCAGCATATGGCGCGTTGTTTTGGAACACCAGGAACAGTAATTATGGGTTCTACATATGCCATAAATACAACATACCCTGATTTCTTTCAAACTATTGAAAACGAAAAAGTTGAAAAGGTATACTCACCAATTCGTATTGGTGGATTTGATTCTCATTTAGCAGACAGATTAAACGATCGCTGTGCTGATTTTGATGATAAGCAAATTGATGAAATTTATAATAAGATCGTAAAAGATATTTCTGAGAAGGTGAAGTAATGAGCGATAAAACTTATAATATTATGGCTATTAATCCAGGTCATAATGGATCTATGGCATTTTTAGTAGATGGTAAATTAGAACGTTATGTAGAAGAAGAACGTTTATCTAGATCAAAATATGATGGTAATCCATATAGGGCTATGATTCAAGTTCTAGAAGAATACCATGTTGATGAATTTCTTATTGGTGGAACTGGATCCACTGATGATTATAAAGAGCACGTAATTCCTTGGACTGGCGAAAGCTCATGGGCAGCTCTTGTTCGTAAATACAATCCTAAAGTCAGAATTACAAACTTAAGTAATGAACACCATTTAGGGCATGCGGCTGGAGCATTTTTCAACTCAGGATTTGATGAAGCAATTTGTATTGTAGTTGATGGCGCTGGATCTTATCATAGAATGAACCATGATCCAGAAGATAGCAATTCTCCTGTATCTAAAGGTTGGGAAACCGAATCTATTTTTATAGCAAATAAAGATAATGGAATTCATCCTATTTGGAAATCATATGGGCATAATGAAGGAATGAAAACCAACGTTGGTTTAGCCAGTTTTGACAATACTGCTGGATTAGTAAAAGTATATGAAGCAGTTACTCATTATCTTGGATTTGGTTTTATTGAAGCCGGAAAAACTATGGGTTTAGCCTCTTATGGAAAATATAACCAAAACGTTCCTGAATTATTTGAAATGAATAGAGGTAATAAAAACGCTGTAATTCCACAATATCCAGCCGGAGCATTACTTGATGTTCAAAGATATCCACAATTAATTGAAGGTTGGGATGAAGAAGATCCTCATTCTTGGCATAAAGATGAAGAAAAAATGCCTTCTATTTTGCCAGATGTAGCTTGGCATGTGCAGCATTTAACTAGTCTTACTATTTCTAATATGATTGAAGGTGTTTCAGAGCAAACTGGAATTAAAAACGTAGTATTAGCAGGTGGCTATGGACTTAATTGCGTTGCAAATTACAAATACCTTCGAGATATTAAAGATAAAGATAACAATATTAATTTCTTTGTAGATCCAGTATCTCATGATGGTGGAACGGCGATTGGATTAGCAAAATTTGCTTGGTATATGAAAAATAAAATTGAAGAAAATGAAAACTTTGAAAATGAACCATTAAATACTTTGTATCTTGGTCCACAATATGATCCATCTACATATAATTTAGAACAATATGATGATTGCGAATTGTCTGATGTAACTCCAGCAGATGTTGCTCAAATGATTGCAGATAGAAATATTGTAACTATTTTCCAAGGTAGATCAGAAGCTGGCCCGCGGGCTCTTGGAAATCGTTCTATTTTATATGATCCAAGAGATCCTAGTGGTAAAGCTACAGTAAATAAAGTAAAAGGTCGGGAATGGTTTAGACCATTTGCAGGATCTATGATGGCAGAATTTGCAAATGACTGGTTCAATATGGCAGGAATGGAAGAATCTCCATATATGATGTATGCGGTAGATGCAAGAGAATCTAAAATAGATGAAATTCCTTCTATTGTTCATGTAGATAAAACTTGCCGTATTCAAACAGTAACTAAAGAACAAAATGAAAACTATTATAACTTAATTGATGCATTTCGCGAAATTACTAAAGTTCCAATTTTGTTTAATACAAGCTTTAATTTAGCAGGCGAACCATTAGTTGAAACAATTGATGATGCAATTCATACGTTAAGAAATTCTGCACTTGACTATATGTATTTACCAGAGATTGGTAAATTGGTTAAGTGCGAAACTAATCTTTCTCTAAAGGAAGATGATACTGAGGTAGAGGAATCTACTGAGGAAGCTGCATAAAAACTATAATAACGTAAATCAAACTTTTAGGGACCCTTTTGGGTCCCTTTTTTTATCTTAAATATTCTGCAACTGATCTAAAAGCTACCGGACATCCAATTGTTTGTAATTTACTTGTATTAGCTTGAGTGTATTCTTGATAGTGACCTTTTAGATGTTCTGGAAATGGAATTTTTTCTATTCTTGCCCCAGTTTTGCGAGAAACTAAATTAGCAACATCCATAAAAGAAATAGCTTGACCAGTTCCTGCATTAAAAATGCCAGAAATCTTTCTATTTAGCATTTCAATTTTAAGTATTGCAATATCCTCAGCATTTATAAAATCTCTTCTAAAATTTTCAGATCCTTCAAATACTTTAATCACGCCTTGTTCTAAAGCTTGCTTCATAAATTTATGTACAGGTGATGCTTGATCTTGTTTATGTTCTTCACCATCTCCATAAACATTAAAATATCGGTAACCCTGTATTACATATGGAGAATTTTGATACCAGTCTAAAGACATAAGCCTTTCAACCTTTTTATCAAAAAGGTATTTTGAATAAGCATACATATTTAAAGGTTGTAATTGACCATCTTCAATAAAATGCGTTGTGGGTCCATATACAGAAGCCGAGGAAGCATAGGAAAATGGTACTTTATACTCCATTGCTTTATTAAGCAATTTGTCAGAAAACTTATAATTTCTTTCCATAACAAGTTTACCATTCCACTCAGTGGTTGAAGAAATAGCTCCTTCATGGTAAATTTGAGTTACTTGCTCCCAAAGATGCTCTGGAAATTCATCAAAAAACGATTCAACATCAAAATAGTCATTAAATTCACAATCTGCAAGATTTTTAAATTTGTGGCCGTTTTCAAGATCATCAACAACAAAAATATTTGTTTGACCTCTTTTATTTAAGTTGCGAATAATATTTGATCCGATAAAGCCGAATCCGCCTGTTACAATAATCATTTAAGTGCCTTAGCAAAATCTAATAGTGAATCAAATACTTTAGTTTTTTTACGGATTTTTTCTGCTGAGTATTTTTTTAAAGCTTGGTGTGTATCTTCTCCATGACCCGTTTTTACAAGAATAGGAGTTGCACCAATTTTATATGCTGCTTTCAAATCACTCATTTTATCACCAACATAGAATCCACCTTTTTTAAATCTATGTTTATTACCGAATATTTCTTTTTCGGTTCGATGAAACATTCCAAGATTTGGCTTAGCATAATAATCATCCTTTAAAGATGATTCAGAATAAAACATACCATCTATTGAAAAAATTCCTGCATCACCAAAAACCTGCATCATATGTTGGTGAATAGCTTCTACCTGTTCATGAGTTTGCAAGCCTTTAGTTATTCCACCTTGGTTTGTTAGAATAACTACTTTATATCCTTTTAATCTCATCATACGAATGGCTTCAAGAGATCCTGGAATTGGTTCCCATTCTTCTATTTTAGTAAGATAATGGCCTCTATCAAAATTAATTACTCCATCGCGATCTAAGCCAATAATCGATTTTGGAAATACTTGAGGCCAAGATGCTTGCATTTCTTGTAATCGCATTTGTTCTTCAGTTGGACCTTGAGACATTCCACCTTGAGGTTTATATTGGTTGGTACTATATGAAGCAATACCATTGTTAGAAACGGGATTTGCTTCAATAGTATCAGAGCTAAATCTACCCATTTTGTGAGTCACCTTTCATAACACGATAGTTATCTTCCACAGAATCTGCTGTTGAAACTTCGATTAAAGTTCCCGCCATTATACAATAAACTCTATGAGGAAGTAATGGAGGATTGTGCCAACTATCACCTTCATTCAATTCTTTTTTATGAACAGTTGCGTCTTTGGTATCAATCCATTCAACAATAAATTTTCCATCAAGGACATACCAAGTTTCATCTTTTTCACGATGGAAGTGCATACTAAATTTAGCACCTTCATTGAATTTTAGGAATTTGCCACAATACTTATCATTGGTTGCCCAGATAAGCTCATGACCCCAGCCCTTTTCAACAAATCCTTCAAGTCTCATAATTTATCCTTTTAATCATATTGGTTGTGGAATATCCATCTTTGAATGGTAATATATATGTCTTTTCTACAAGGTCATGACCAGCAACTTCTTCAACTTTATAGTCACCGCCCTTTGTAATTACATTTGGTTTTAGTTTTTTAATTAATTCATAAGGTGTATCTTCGTCAAAAATAATTACTTTATTAACACAATCTAATCTTTCTAATACATATTTTCTATCATCTTGATTGTTTATTGGCCTTGATGAACCCTTTAGTCTTTTTATTGATTCATCTGAATTTAAGCCAATAATTAAATAATCTCCAAGCAAACTAGATGCTTCTAAATATTCAACATGACCTCTATGTAATATATCAAAGCAACCGTTTGTGAAAACTATTCTCATTTTAAATCCTTTGGTTGAATTACGTATGTTCCCTGTTTCGAAACAGCTTTAGCTGCAGCTTTGTTTGCTAATTTAAGAGATTCTTCCATAGTCATATTTTGATCTAAAGCATAAGCTAAAACTGCACCAAAAGTATCACCTGCTCCCGTAACGTCATAAACACTTTTAGCCTGAGTTGGAATATGTAATTGAGTATCTTCTGACACCCATAATACACCTTGTTCCGATAAGGTAATTACTAAATGATCTACATTTAGTTCTTTTCTAGCTTTTATAGCTTTTTGTTTTATACCTTTTATATTAGTAGATTCTCCAGCATATTCTTCAAATTCTTTTCTATTTGGCTTTAGTATCCATGCTCCACTATATTTAGATAAGTGTACTTTTGGATCTACAATAACTTTTTGAGAATGAATTCTTAAATAATTTATAATAGCATCTGGATGTGCAATGGTTCCTTTTGCATAATCTGATATAAAAAATATATCATTTTCTTTCCATCCTCTTGAACTACTAACAAAATGGTCTATTAAAGGATTATTATCCATATATTCTTCATTATCGATTCGTGTAACATAGTGAGATTCTGAAAGAACTCTTATTTTTACTGGCATTTTAGGAGTATCTACAAGATGCGTTTTATCATTAAAATGCTCTAAATATTCTTTTTGAACTAAACCATATAAGTTGACAGATTTTGTAAGGGATTTTAAGTTGGCATAAACGTTAGATGCGCCTCCTAACGAAATATGTTTTGCACCAAGTTCTACAATTGGCACGGGTGCTTCTGGCGAAAGCCTAGTGGTTTTTCCATGCCAATATTCATCTATAATAATATCACCAATCACGCTGATCATATAGAAATCCTATAAATAGATTAAACTCATACAATTATTTATATTATACATCAAGATTGCTTGTTTGTAAACAGCAAAAATTATAAATAGTATAAAATCATTTGGAGAATTTGAATGGCGATCTATGCTAACCTTACAGTTGACCAAGGATCAGATTTCTCGTCAGTTGTTACTGTTACAGATTCTGACGGAGCATTAGTAGATCTTACTAACTATACTTATCGTGGTCAAATCAGAAAAACATATACATCAAGTACAGCTGTAGATTTCGCTATTACTGCGAATACTCCTACTAATGGTGAATTGACAATTTCTTTAACTGCTTCTCAAACATCAAATATGAAAGCAGGTAGATACGTTTATGATGTAGAAATCGAATCAGGTAACGTTGTCACACGTGTGGTTGAAGGCCAAATGGAAGTCACACCAAGAGTAACTAGGACTAGTTAATGAGCACTATTTCTTCAAATTCTCAGTCACTTACAGCTCGTATTAGTACAAGCAGTACTAGTACTATTGTTGGAAAGACAAGTTCTGGAAGAAGAATTGAAGTAAATAAACTTGGCGTTGGAACTATTGGAAGACTTTCAGAACTTTCAGACGTTGATGTTACAAACTTAGAACAGGGCGCAGTTTTAATATACGATGAAACAGTTGGTAAATTTGTAGCCAAAAGTACTATGGATGATGGTACAACTATAGAAGGCGGTCATTACTAATGTCATCAGTTATTAGAATAAAAAGATCCTCTACGGCAGGTAATCCATCTACTCTTGGTGATGGTGAATTAGCATATTCAAGTGCTAATTATGGAGCAGTAGTTGGAGGCGGAAGGCTTTATATCGGTGCAGGGCCAGAAACTGGTGGAGATGCTGCAACTCATGTTGTAGTTGGTGGACAATACTTCACTGATATGCTAGACCACGAAAAAGGTACGCTAACTGCTGGTTCAGCAATTGTTACTAATGACGATAATAAGATTAATCAACTTAATGTTGATAATATCAATATTAATGGTAATACAATTTCTGCTACAGATAATCACGATGGTGATATTATTCTTGCTCCAAATAATGCAACCAATGGTGAGATTATTGCTTCAAGCAGTAGAATTACTCAAGTTGCAACTCCTGTTTGAGCAAATGATGCAGCAACAAAAGCGTATGTAGATTCTTTAGTTTCTCAAGAACAAATTCAAGATCTAACTGGTGCGATGATTTCGGGTGGAGTTCAAAATGGCATATCTGTTACTTATGACGATGATGGTGATGCTATTGATTTTGATGTAAACGATTTTGATATTTCTGTAACTGGTGTAGTAACCGGTTCTGGAACAGTAACAAATCTAGCAAATGTTTCAATTGCTACGACTTTAGCAAATAATTCAGTAACTCTTGGAACTCACACAACTGGTAACTATGTTGGTGAAGTTACGGCGGGCACTGGTGTTACTATTACAAATGGTACAGCTGGTGAAGGAATTAATCCTACATTTGCAATCGGCCAAGATGTTTCTACAACTGCAAATGTAGCATTTAACGATGTTACAGTAAATGGCCAGTTAGCAACTGATGACTTAACTGCCACAGCTGTTTATGCTTCAGGAAATGTTATTGTTCAAGGTAACTTAACAGTTAATGGTACAACTACAACAGTTAATTCAAATGAGGTTTCAATTGGCGATGCAATTCTTTTATTGAATGCTGATGAAACTGGAACACCATCTCAAAATGCTGGTTTAGAAATTGAACGTGGCACTGCAACTAATGTCCAATTTATATGGGACGAAGTAAATGATAGATGGTATACATCAAACAATATTAATGCAAATTCATTTATTGGTTCATTAACTGGCAATGCTGATACTGCTACTGCATTAGCAACTGCTAGAACAATTACAATCGATGGCGATTCAGATGGTTCTGCTGATTTTGATGGATCTTCAAATATTTTAATTACTACAACATTAGCAAATTCTGGAGTAACAGCAGGAACATATGGAGGATCTACTTCTGTTCCATCATTTACTGTTGATGCTAAAGGTAGAATCACATCAGTAACAACTACTGCACTAGACACTATTTTTGATATTGCTGGAGATACTGGAACTGATACAGTAAATTTAGCTGGAGGAACTCTTACTATTGTAGGTGGAGAAGGTATTAATACATCCATTGTAAGTGGACAATTTGCAATAGCTGCGGAAAATGCCACATATACAAATAAAGGTATTTCTGCTTATAATTCTAGTGATTTTACTGTAGTGAATGGCCAAGTCTCTATTAATGAAATAGATGGAGGCACATTTTAATGGCTTCAGTAATTAAACTAAAAAGAACTTCAACTGCTTCTTCCGTTCCAAGTACAAGTGATTTAGAACTTGGAGAATTAGCTCTTAATACAAATGATGGAAAATTATTTTTCAAGCAAGATGATGGTACAGCAGCTGTAAGAACAATTACACCTATTGATTTAGGAGCAATTGATCAAGATATTCTACCAGCAAATAATGAGCAATATAGTCTTGGAAGTCCTACTAAAAGATTTTATGAACTTTATTTAGCCGGTAATACTATTAATATTGGTGGTGCAACTATTTCATCAGATGGATCTGGGCAAATTCAAATTTCTGCAAATGGAGCAGTTCTCCCAGCTGGATCAAAGGTTAGCTCAGGATCGGCAACTCAAGAAATTGCTACTGTTGCCACAAGTACTACTGATTCAAGTGGTAATCAAACTAATCTTGGATTAAATAACCAAGTGAGTACAGTTAATGTTCCATTTTTTACTGAATCAGACGGATTAAGCACTAGAAGTGCAACATTTACATTTAAGCAAAACATTAATGATGCTAGAGTTTTTCAGAATTTCACATTAGCTAATGGAGATTCTATATCAGCTGGTATCGCGCTGTTTTCATTTTAGGGAAGTGCAATGACTATAAAAACGCCGATTAGAACAGTATTTGATTGTAGCGGGAATGCTACTGGTCTTGCCGAATTCCAAACTGGAGAAGCAGTTGGATACAGTCATGGCGGTACTGGTCTTACTTGCCTTGGGTCAACTGGCCAGTATTTAAAAGTAAATAGTGGAGCGACTGGGTTAGAATGGGGAACATTAAATTTTGCCACTGAGTCTTATGTTGATACCGCAGTTTCTAATTTAATTGATACTGCACCAGATGCTCTTAATACATTAAATGAACTAGCAGCTGCATTAAATGATGACGCTTCTTTTTCTACAACTGTAAATAACTCTATTGCTACAAAATTAGCAATTAGTGATTTTGGAACTTATTTTGATAATAATTTAGCAAATAAAGATACTGATAACTTAAGTGAAGGTTCTACAAATCAATATTACACTGATGCGCGGGTTGCTACATACCTAAGTAATAATAGTTATGCTACTCAGTCTTATGTTCAATCACAGATTGAAACTAAAGATAATTCTGATGAAATTACTGAAGGTTCTACTAATCTTTACTTTACACAATGTAGAGCAAGGCAATCAATTTCGGTTTCTGGTTCATTAAGCTATAATGCTTCAACTGGTGTAATTTCTTATACTGAACCAGCAGATACTGATTCTATTTCTGAAGGTTCTACTAATCTTTATTATACAGATGCAAGAGTTGGTAATTACTTAACATCAAATAGTTATGCAACGCAATCTTATGTTCAATCGCAGATTGAAACTAAAGACAATACCGATGAAATAACTGAAGGTTCTACTAATCTTTATTATACAGATGCAAGAGCAAGATGTGCCGTTTCTGTAACGGATAATGGCGGTGATGGATCCATGTGTTATAATGGAGCCACAGGTGTAATTTATTATACTGGACCAAGCGCTGCAGAAGCAAGAGCTCATTTTTCTGCTTCTGGTGATTTAAATTATAATTCATCATCTGGTCAATTTTCTGTAACAACTTATAAATCTTCTGATTTTGCAACTGATTTCAATTGTAGATCTACAGATAACTTATCAGAAGGTTCTACTAATTTATATTATACAACTGCAAGAGTTAATTCAGCATTTGATACAAGATTAGCTACAAAAACAACTGCAGATTTAACCGAATGTAATAATCTTTATTACACAGCAGCAAGAGTAAATTCTGCATTTGATACAAGATTAGCTGCAAAAGATACAGACAACTTATCAGAAGGTTCTACTAATTTATATTACACAGATACGAGAGTTGGTAACTATTTAACTACAAATAGCTATGCCACTGAATCTTATGTTGATACAGAAATTAATAATTTAATTGGTGGAGCTCCAGCTGCATTAGATACTTTGAACGAGTTAGCAGCAGCTTTAAATGACGATGAAAATTTTTATTCATCTATTACACCAACAGCTCGGGCAGCAATTTCAGCTGGTGGGGATCTAAGCTACAACTCAACAACTGGTGTTGTTAGTTATTCACTTCCAGCTAATGTTGCAACATCAGATGATGCTATTGCACTATCAATTGCGTTAGGATAAAAAAATTATGGCAAACCCTACTACAAGACAAGAACTCGTCGATTACGCGCTTAGAAGATTAGGTGCACCGGTCATCGAAATTAACGTTGATGAAGATCAACTAGAAGATCGTGTCGACGATGCGTTGCAGTTCTATCAAGAATATCATTCTGATGCTACAATGCGAGTTTACTTAAAACATCAATTAACTGCAGCAGATATTACCAATAAATATATTAGTCTAAATGATAATATTTTATATGTAAAAAGAGTTTTCCCATTTGCTGACTCAAATTCTTCAATTAATATGTTTTCGGTTAAGTATCAACTTCACTTAAATGACTTATATGACTTATCATATATTGGAGACTTAGTTCATTATGAAATGATTCAGCAATACGTTTCATTATTGGATATGAAACTAAACGGCAATGGAGAATTTGTAAGATTCAATAGGCATATGAATCAACTTCATTTAGACCTAGATTGGGATGCAGACGTTGAAGAAGGCGATTATGTCATTGTTGAAGCAATGAGAATTGTAGATCCATCGACATACTCAGATGTTTATAACGATATGTTCTTAAAGCAATATGTCACGGCTTTAATTAAGCAACAATGGGGAGCAAACCTTATTAAGTTTGAAGGTATGCAACTTCCAGGTGGTGTAACGTTAAATGGTCGCCAAATTTTTGATGATGCTACCGAAGAGCTAAATCAAATTAGAGAACAAATGCAATTAAATTATGAGATGCCACCTGATTTTTATGTAGGATAATTAAATGGCCACTAATGTATACTTCAGCCAAAAAGTAAGATCCGAGCAAAATCTTTACGAAGATATTGTAATCGAATCTCTAAAAATGTATGGGCAAGATGTTTATTATCTGCCGCGTACTGTCGTGTCTGAAGATACGATATTAAACGAAGATATCGAATCTAAATTTGAAGATGCCTATATTATTGAAATGTATATTGCAAATGTAGATGGATTTGAAGGTGATGGAAACTTACTTTCAAAGTTTGGTGTTGAAATTAGAGACCAAGCAAACTTTATTGTAGCTAAAAAACGTTGGGAACAATATATTGGACTTGAAAATAACTCAGCAAGTTCAGTTAGACCAAATGAAGGTGATTTGATTTATTTACCTTTATCTAAATCTTTATTTGAAGTTAGATTTGTAGAGCATGAATCACCTTTCTATCAACTATCTAATCTTCCAACATATACTTTACAATGTGAATTATTCGAATACTCTGGTGAAAAAATAAATACCGGAATTACAGATGTTGATGCTATTAACCAAGAAGCAGCTCAACAAACTGTGCTTGTTATTAACAATTCAAATGGAACTAACTTTGTTGTTAATGAAGATATTAGGCAAGAAACTACTGCAGGATCTGGAGAGTATATTACTGGTAGAGTTGTTTCTTACGAAGTCGTTGATGATAGTACCAGAAAACTATTTGTCACTGATTGGGCAACTACAGATGGTAAGGTACATGAATTCCATACAGCACTGCAGCTACAAGGTGTAGATTCTGGAGCCCTGTGGGATATTACTGATATATATGATATTAATGACGTATCAAGCAAAGTTGCATTCCCAGATGATGCGCAATCAAGGAACCAAGAATTTGAACTTGAAGCAGATGGTATTATTGACTTTAGTGAAGACAATCCATTCGGTGAGATTGGAGGTTAATAATGCTTAACGAACATTTTTATCATGCCTCTATCAGAAGAACTATTGCTGCCTTTGGTACTATTTTTAATAATATTAAAGTAGTAAGAAAAGATAGTGCGGGTGAAATTAAAAATATTACTCGTGTCCCATTATCATATGGACCTAAGCAAAAGTTTTTAGCAAGATTAGAAGGTCAAGCAAGTTTAACTGATCCAAAGGTTGCAATTAAGCTCCCACGTATGTCTTTTGAAATTACTTCAATGTCATATGATTCAGCAACTAAGCTACCAAAAATGAATAAGATTACTCGAGGAACTGGTTCTTCGAGAAATACTTTATATACTTATGCTCCATATTTAATGGGTATTCAATTGTCTATTATGGCAAAAAACCAAGATGATGCACTTCAAATTATTGAGCAAATTATTCCGTATTTTCAGCCAGAATATACTATTACAATTAACGAAGTTCCTGAAATGGGAATTAAGAATGATGTTCCAATAGTATTAAATAGTGTTGGATTAGCCGAAGATTATGAGGGTGACTTTTTATCTCGTAGAGCAATCATTTATACTTTGGATTTTGAGCTGCGTGTAAGATTCTATGGCCCAGTAAAAGAACAAGGTGTAATTACTGTAACTGATGTTGATATGTTAGAAGGTGATATTGACGAATTTGGCTTCTTGGAAGAATATATTGCTGATGGTACAGCAGGTGAAGGTTCAGTTGTTGAAGGCAAAGATGAAACTGATGATGGAGCAATTACGTCGTGAAAAATAAAGACGATATAGATGACGATTATGAATATGCTAGAGCTAAATATTATAATCTAGCAGATAAAGGTGATGAAGCTATTGAGCTTATGATGGAACTAGCCCGTGAGTCAGAGCATCCTCGTGCCTTTGAAGTATTATCTAATATGATGAAACAAAATGCAGAAATTGCTGATCGTCTAATGGAACTACAAAAGAAAAAGAAAGAAGTTAGACTAAAAGATCAAGTTGGACTTCCTAATAAAATGACTCAAAATAATGTATATGTAGGTTCTTCAACAGACCTACAAAGAATGCTATTGAAAAAAATGGAAGATGCTAATGTCATTGAGTCTGAAGAATAACGATCTTGGTTACCTTGGCAATCCAAACGTTAAAAGAGACGGTGTTGAACAAGAGTGGACTCAAGAAGAAATAAAAGAATATGCAAAATGCATGAAGAATCCTTCATACTTTGCAAGAACTTACTTAAAAGTTATTTCACT